TAATCAGTCTAACGATTGCATCAATTATTTCATGCGCCGGCTTTTGCGCGGATATTTCTCTATTTAATTTTTTAATTACAGCATTTAATTTAGTAGTTGGAGTTTCTTCTACGTCACCTTCACTTTCTTTTTTTGGTTTCTTACGGCAGGAGCCTTTTTCACCTCTTGTTGTGCCAGGTACTCTTTCGAATCCCTTCCAGCACTTGTCATATATCTCGTCGTTGCCGTGACGTTCGCCTTCTTCGATTTCTTCTCCAGTCATACCTAGTGTGTGCCAACTTGGGTTGCCACAGTCTTCACATACTGAATCTGAAAACTGTCCCATAGTGTTTTCAAAAGCCTGCTCTAGTTCAATTTCTTCTTGTGTCTTTTTGTTCTTTGCTGCTTTGCTGTACTTGTCTTTCAAACGGCCTAACTCTTCTTGCGATGCGCCGTCACGTCCTGCGGCAGCGGCCTTTATCATATATTCTTCGCCGTGCTTTTTTACACCTGTGTAATACTGTAGACCCGACTCGTCTAGATCATCTGGACCCAGTGACTTGGCCTTGGTGCCTTCTTTTACTAGATTGTAGATATAAGGAAATACATCTGCTAGTTCTTCGTTGAACTGTTTGATGGTTAATTCGTCAATCCAATTTTCTGACACATCGCTGGGCACGTCTTCCATTACAGGCTTTTCGAAACTGCCAAACGCCTCAGCGTAGTATGCTGGCTTTTGAAGATTTTCAATTGTTTTCTTTACTGTGCTAATACGCTCTTTGACGATGTCCATATACCCAGATAGGCTTTCTGCCATCACAGCACTGCGTCCCATGTATGTCTTGAACTTGCGCAGTTTCGCCATTTCTTCTGATAGACCAGTGATGTGTCCGCCGAAATCATCGTATGGTTTGCCGCCTTCACTTACGTGACGTGCCATTGCTCTAGCACCACTTAGATGTTTATACGGATAACGAAACCTTTCGCCGTCGCCGCTTTCAATATAGATAGTGCCTATCTTTTGTGTGCGTCCGCCAGCGTTTTCAGCATTGATGCTTTCTGTATGTTTGATAACTAATCTCGAATTGTCAAACTTTTGATAGCTTATACGTGATGAGCCATATAATCTTGATTCTGTCATTTTGCCGTCCTCGGAACGATTTGCTAAAAATTGATAATCTCTTTTGTTGAGATTTGATTTGTTGATGTCTCTAACACTGAAATCCATCATACGCTTTTTACTAAAGACTCTGAGTTCTTTTAAAAAATTGTACCATTCGCCCTGTGTTGATTCGTCTTCGTTTTGAATAAAATCTTTTGAGTAGATAACAGTTAACCCGTCATCCTCTGATACACTAACACTGACCTTGCCCAGTGTTCTCTCACCAGTTTTGTAATCAAAATCGAAAAATCGAGCTGTGTTTGGCTCGTTGGTAACATTACCTTCAGCATCACCTATAGTAACACTGGGAAAGCGTCCACGTATCTTGTTGAAGAGGTCTTCACCTATTTTATCAAACTCTGCCATATTGTATTTATTAATATCCTGTGCTTATAAAGATTGGCATGGGCGGCTCATAATTGTCATCATGATCAGCCTGTGTAAACGTGTTGTAGACTCTTGGGTCCCAATCTTTTAATACTGTCATCATTCTTAAGATCAATAGTGTAGCACTTACTAAGTCATCGCCCATGCCCGTTTTGGCTTGGAAGCTGCTGCCTGTTGCTACATATCCTTTGAGTTCTGATATAAGAGGCTTTGAACGTATCAACATCTTATCATTTTCTATCATGGTCTTTAGTCGACTACAGGCAGTGATTTTCGAACTGTGTGTAGTATTAAATCCTTTACGGAATTTACGAACATGTCCTTTGCGTATGGGCTCACTGATAAACAATCCTGGAATGTTTTCTTCGCTAAAGTCGTTTATAACAATCAGGGCGGCCTCGCCTATACCATTGTTCTCCACGCTCCAATAAATTCCGTTAGGGTTGCCGGTTTCGTCTGCGATATATTTACAGATATCTGCCATAACTCTGATCTGGCCAGGGATAGCTGTGGTGTTGTGTTGCCATTCAGCCACCTGTTCATATGAGGGCAATTCAAATACCTGTATAGCAGCATGGTCGCCGCCGGTGCCCATACTAGGGTCCAGTGCTACACAATAGGTATACTGGCTGGTTGGCTTTTTATACCAACGAGTTTGCCCCATGTTGATCTGTGGAATAGCACCTTCCATTACAGCTAATTTAAGACTGCTGATCAGCGTTTCGTCAAATACCAGGAATTCGCAGTTCGAACTTAATATACGATTTGTAAAATATTTGTGTCCATTTGCTACTTCTATTAGATCGTAAACAGGTTCGCTATATCCTAGTTCAACTTTATTAATTAGTGCTATATTGCCTTCGGTAGTAATTACTGTATCGCCTATCTCTATTTCACATGCTTCTTTGTGGTGTTCTAGTGTTGTATAAAATTTGTGATCATATGTGCATTCAACAACCGCGCCTCTTTCAAACTCCATTCTTAACAACGGTTGTATTCCCATCATTGCTACACCGGCAAAATCTTGAAATCCACTTGGTGTTAACACTTTATAGTTTGATACGTTTTCTTTAAAAATCTGCGTCATCTTTTAATACCTTATAAGTGTATTTATTTTCAAATATCCATACTTCATAGTTATATCCTTTATCTATCACTACTTGTCGTTTTTTGAGATTATTCAACAATCTTGAACTATACTTTTCTGCCCCGTATCCATCCCACCACCATTGGCTTTTTACTTCGATAATTCTGTGTTCTTTAGAGATGTATATGTCTGGATAATATTTTGTATTATGCATGTTTGTGTTCATGTATTCAAATATTTCTATAGCATAGGTTGAATAGTCGTCGTGTACTACAACTTCGTGTTCTTGATAATTCATTTCTCCAAATAGTATATCCAATGCAAATGGTTCGTGTCCTCTAACTCCAATAGTTGTTCCGCTTGGCAATGTATATTCCTTAATAGATCTGTTGCCTTTGTTAACCTTATTAGGAGTTGATTTTGTCAACAATACGTTTTCAACTCCGTATCTTTCCAAGTTAGTTTTTCTTCGTTGTGCGTTACTTTTATTCTTTTGGTCAACAGACCGACTGATTCTACTTAGACTAGCCTGCCGACTGTTGTTATACTTTTCGTTGTCGTACTTTTCAAGTTTAGTTTTTTTTGATTTCGTTTTTTGACTATCAAGGGTAGACCCCCAGTCAACTCCGTATTTTTCATTAAAGGTTTGTCTTGCTTTTTTAACCTGCTGTGTTTTTTGCTCGTCTGTGCGATTGGCTGCTGCACGTTGTTTGTTTAGTCGATCTTGTTGACGCTGTGTTGTCGTCCAGTTTTGTTTTGTATTAGATATGTTTTTGCCTCTGCATTCGGGCGAGCCGCAACTGTTTGCATAAGATTCAGTTTTTTGATAAAATGCCAATCTTTGGCCGCAAGCACATCTGGGGCTAGTGTTTGTTACATATGTTTCATAATAATCTTGATAAGTTAACTCATACTTTCTCAAATGACGTGTAAATTGTCCATTTGTTTTGCAATATTAATTGTTGTCGATTTTTGACAATATGTATGTTGCACTCACAGTATTCTCCGCTAAATTAATGTTGTGCAATTATTTATCTAGCATATTAAATAACTCACCGATTGTGATTTCAAATTCTTTTCCAAATTCGTCTTGCAAAGTTATCATAGTATTGCGTGTCACACACCCGTATTCTCTGCGGAATTTTTCTTCGCCGATACGTCCAACTTCATCTGATTTCCATTTTTCATCTCTGTCAGGGTGCTCATCCCAACTGGCTCTAAACGCATGGAACCCGTTTACACCTAGTTCTGATTCGTTTCCGTATTCATCAAACTTATTTTCAGCCTGCTTCCAAATAGTAGCAAAAGTATCTTCGTCACTGTTGGGCGTTGAAGTAATAATAGCTCTACCACCTGTTGCTAGTGTAGGTGATATTGATGTCCAGAATTCTTCAGCAATGTTTGGTTGTACGAACGCAAATTCGTCACATTGATGTGAGTTAATTTGGTTTGCTATTATTACATGATTCTCGGCATTAAAAATTTCATATGTATGCTCTAATACTAAATCTTCAAGTTTGATTATTTTTTTAATAGTATTATAGGAATCTAATACATCTCCTACATTTAAGTCAACTACTTTTATCTCTTTTTTATTAGAAAAAAATCTATGATCGTTAGTTGCTGTTACAAAGCTGTTGTCATCAAAATAAATTTTACGTGAATGCTTATTTGCATTTTCGTTAAATATTACTCCTTCAAAATCTTCCCACCCGTTAGGTGTTAGTATTTCGTATTCATTATTTGGTATATAGTTTTGATTCATAAAATCTTTCCATTAAATGGGCGCCGGAAACAGGTGTTTTATTTTTTAAATCTAACTCAATTAGATTTAAAAAATAAAAGTATTCTTGTCTAGATCGCTTCTCATTATATTTTGAGATAGTCAGTAGCTCATTAAAAGAAATACTGCTAGAGCTATGTTTTGACAAATTATCCTTCCAAGGAATCATTTTTAAGTTATATTTACTTCCTATAAGTAGCGGACTAACTTGATTCTTGTATCCGTTTATTATCGAAAACATATGATCAATATGATATGCACCTAATGTTCCAGCTAATCCAGTTTTATAGCCTGTTGTTATTTCGGCTCTAAACTGTTCTGTAACATATAAAACAACAGATTTATATCTGTAATATTCGTTGCGGAAACTAGGCTCTAATATTAGTCCCTTTTTTGCCTTTGTTGTGTTACCTTTTACAATGGCTTTCGAGGCAAGCTGTGAATAACCATTTCGGCCAAACTCATCGATATTTTTCATATGTGTTGCACGAGTCTTTTCGCCTTTTCTTTTATATCCGGAAACGCCGTTTTCGTCAGTTTCCAATAATACTTTTCTAGATTTTTCTTGACTTATCTCGTACTTAGTTTTTCCTGTTACAGGGTCTACTTGCTGTAAACCTTTTTTAATATTCTTCTTTCTTGTTTCACTGACACCTCTAACACCCGGATACAACGCATCATATACGTCTACAGTCATACTTAATACCCGTTCAATGTACGACGATTTAATCATCGAAACTCGTTCTTGCGAAACCGGACATACTATGTAGTCAATTCCCTCCGATTTATTGACCTGATAGAGATGTGCATTACGTTTGCGATTACGTTTTTTAAACTGTTCTATTTTTTTGTTCATACAGTATTTATACAAATGCAAACTTGTCATGTGATTATTCTAGCAGCACCAGTAAGTTTACCGTACAATTCTGCTAATGTTAATTCTTCTTCTATAAGAGTTTGTTTATTTCTAACCTTAACAGTTGTAGTATCACCGTCTAAACAATACAGTAGTGAAATACTCATACCACGACCAGTGTTGCCTGTTGTTGTTTGGCTTACAATACGGCTTCCGTTTTCAAATTCCATTGAGCCTTTATTGTAACTGGTAACACCAGCACGTATATGATCTGGACAAGTTTCATACACATAGCGTATACGAGCCATAATTTCCTGAGCACCTGTGTATTTGTGTGCAGCAATTAGTATGGTCTGATCAGGATGGAACATAGCATACCATACAAGATAGATAGCAGCACAGGTGGTCTTACCTGTTTGTCTAGGCATCATGTTGATGTTGAATCTATAATTGTGATAACTGTGCATCAAGCGTAGTTGATACTCATAAGGATCAAACAACAGTTTCCCCTTTACAGGGTGTTGGATGTATGCAAACTGTCTTGCAAAATGTAAATAACCTTCATCAGGATCCATACAGGCCAGTAGGTCTGCAATCTGCTGTTCTGTATACGTTTCTTGTTTGTTGGCTTTTTTAATTAGTACGCCGTCTAGTGATTTTGACATGTATATATTTACTCAAAAAAATAGGCTCCGAAGAGCCTATTTGATATTATCCATTGTAGATTAATCCATACGCTTTTTAGCTTGATTAATACCTTTGGTTCTCTTAGAATTTCGTCTCTGCATATCCTGTGTGCTTTGACCCGACTTTGCTTGTCTCTTAATATCATCGTCGTTGAAGTCACGATCCATCTTAGCATTTTTGGTATAACGCTTTGCTAGATCGCTTGATATTTCACTGACTGCTGATTCTTTTTTCTTCGACATACTGTCTTTATATTTCTTTTCAGCATCGTGTTGCATTTGTAGTCTTGCGAGTGCTGCCATTGTGTTATACTGCTTCGTTAGTTTTCTTTTTAAACTGTGGCGGTACTTCACCTTTTTTAGGCTTGCTTCCGCCTTTGCCTGCGTCTTTAAGGGCCTTTTTCATTGGCTCTTTTTTGTCGCCGTCCTTGTCAACATCTAGGAAGTCTGGCTTGGCTTTCTTTTCACTAAGTGCTGCCATTAGAGTTTTCTTGATTGCTTCAACCATATCTTCATCACCCGCAGTGCCAGCACGTCTTGCTAATTCGCTCTGTGCTTGCGAATTCTTGCTTCTGATAATGTATGTTGTATCATCGTCATTTTCGCTGTAATTTTTCATGCCGCCTGGTGTATTATTTCGCAAGTAATCTTTTGCCATATCACTTACATTTGGAATATCCGCACTAACTAGAGTTTTAAGATTTTCAATACTCAGCTTATCTATCATATCTTCAATTTTGCGAGTTTCACTACTAGATAATATTGCTTTGTCGCCAAATGTTACTTGTAGATGCTTAATAAACTTAGGACTTAGATCAGGTACACCTTCTACAGCCATAGCATTGTCGCCTGGCTGTGCCGCAGCATATGCACCTTTTTCTCTGTTAAGACCACCACTTAGATCTTTGGTCATGTACTTGTGATCTTGGTATTCTGGGTTTGGCTCGTTGTCGTACTCTTCCAGACCTTCGTTTGAATTCATAATATCCCACAATGTAGTTGCAATATTATTAGCATTTCTACGATCAACTTCTCGTTGTGCAGATTTGTTTTGTCTAATTAGATTTCTAACTTCTTCGCTGTTTGTCATCTGAAACAAATCAATTAGATTAGACTCGACTTGCTGAGCAAAAATGCGATGAGCTTGTTCGTCTGGGTTTGTTTCTACACCCTTGGCCATTTTTCGAATTTGACCCATAAGTGACTGAGCATCATCGGCTTCATCTAGGCTTTCATCGTCTGTAATAACGTCGCCATAAGCAGCGTCTGCTTCCATCTCTGGTTCGCTTACGATAGCACGTAGTCTGTCCATGTCTTGACGCATTGGCATAGTTGGTGCTGATACTGGGCCAGCCTGCTCAAGTCCTGCCTGTTGTAGTAATCTCATAAGATCAGCAACATGATCCATACCGCTGGCATTAAGACTTACGCTTACTGTAACTGGATTGCCTGGGTTTGTTGGTGCTGGTGGCATTGTTCCACCTTCCATTGGTGGGCATTCTGTTAATCTATCAATTGATTCTATTAGTTTTTTCATATCTGACATGTCAGCTCCCTATCGGACTTTTAGTGTTTATCTTTGTGTCGATGTTACTGGATTCACCGACAGGGGCACCTTCTGCGCCGCTATGTTTGTTTTCTTTCTGTGCCTTTTCAAGTTCTTTGAGCAGATCCATTACACGACTAGCACCCACTGAAGATTGTGCGCTTTCGCCGCCCATGTCTTCTTTGGTTAGTATTGTTTCATATGGATTGTTTTCTTGTGTTTCTTGATAACGCTCTTGTGGTTCATTTGGATTGCGCACAATAATATGACTCTGCGGTACTGTACAGGATTTCCCTAGGTATTCCTGTAGTACCTGCGTAGTAGTCGGATACTCTACTTCTGTTTCAAAGTAAGTAACTTCCATGTTCTGTAGCTGTGGGAAATCCAACGGACGTTCCTGTATTGGTGTCTTTTTACCAGAACTTACATTAATTAATCCAAATCTCTTTAGAGCAGTTTCCATACGATCTTGGAAACCTTCTGGAAGTTCGCCTGCTACACCTATCTTAAATGGATAGGTTTTTTTAGATTCTGTTAGTATGTCTTTAAAAGATCTCATTGCGCATTAATCCTATTATGTATTATTTATCTTTGTCTAGTCCTTTAAGACGTTGTAGAAGACTGTTGCGGTCTGTTACTACATAGCCTTCGCCGTTGATAATGCCGCCTTCGCCGTTGTTGTCTTCTTTGTCTAGCTTTTCTTTTTTGAGTTGTAGTTCTACCATTTTGAGTTTTTTGTCTAATTTAGCAACCTTAGCATCTAGGCTGGTTTTAAGCATATTGCCTGCTACTTCAAATACTCTGCCTGAATAGCGACTTTCTACATTCATACCTAGATCCATTAGATCTTCATAAGCAGTAAGAGCACGTTGAGCTATATCGTTTAATTCAGTATCGGCCATTTCTCCCAGGCCCTGTACTGCTGGCAGTGCTGACGATATTTTGTCAAATTCAGCTATGTCTCTGAAGGTACGTTCTACTTGTTTATCTTTGTACTTTTTTTGATCACGTTCTTGCTTTTCTGCCTGTTTGATTATATCTTTAGATTCAGGTAGTCCTAAAAGATCTTCTAGTTTTTTTGTCATATTAACTTCCATTATATGCTACTATTATTTATCTTTTTCGTCCCTGATGGTAGAGGTCCTGTTCAGTAACTATTCTAAAGAATATATTTTTCTGTTTACACCATGCTCTAGCAGCTTCCCACTTGGCTTGATTCAGTACCCAATGTGCTTGATTGTGCTTGCTGCGTCCAGTACGTTCTTTGACCGCTTGATTTGACGGTTTAACTTCGATTAATTCTACATGAGATTTGCCGCTTTTGTCAGCATAGGCAATAAAAAAGTCAGGCACATAGATAGTCTGTTTGCCTGTAAAAGGATTACGATATGGGATGCGTATAGCTTCACTAGCCCATTGTGTTACACTGGTATGTTCATCACAGAATTTCATAAAGTGAAATTCCCAACCTGATCTATATGTGGGTGTTTTGTTACCCACATACTTTTCAGGATTTTTAAGGTTGAACTTTCCCTGTGCGAATCTCGACATTATACTATTATTTGTCTTTGGTCAAACAGTTGTGTAGCCAGTGGCACTCTATAGCCTATGGTACTGGTTTTTGATCTATTAAGATTGAGGATCTGTGCTACAATGTTTGATAGCTGTACGTCATTTATACCTTTGAGTGTGTCTATCAATTGAAACACTGTGATCTGATCAACGCTGGCCTGTTGTAGTAGAATACTTGCTGTGTTCACAGCCGCTATTCTTTCAAAGCCTCTTTTTAAAAAATAACCTATCACAGCATCAACTTCACTGGCTTTGTAAGGTATCTGTTGATTAAAGTAGTTGTTGAAAAATTCTTTTGTTAACTCTTTTGTAGTTTCAGTTGTGCTGTCTGATCTTGCCATGATTAACCTTTTGTACTGTTAATTGCTTGTTGTGCAAAGCTTGACAATTTTTTGTCGCCACTTCTTATTGAATTTCTTAAATCTGTTTCTATAGCAGATCTAGCGCCTGCGTTAAGACCAGTAAATGTACTGTAATTAACGCCGTTAACGGTGCCGCTGTTTAGAGATCTGGCTAAGAAACTTTTGTTAGCACTGGGATTAGTAGATAAGCCGCTGATCAGTGCGTCACTGTTTGATATTCTGCCGCCAAAAGTAGACACAGTGCTGACTGAGCGATCTGCTTGTGTATCCTGTGTAGGTATTAGATACTGCGGTAATGCACCTGGTAATCTAGGTCCAGTGTTTTGAATGTTTGATCCTGGGCCTTTGCTGCCACTGTTGCTCATCCTAGACAACAATCCTCTGGGAGTATTTGCAGTGGGTGTTAGCAGTGTAGGTTCGGCAGTATAAAAACTGCTTAGGCTTTCGTTCCAGTAACCCAGCGGGCTGGGTACATTATCGTAACGTGTTTCTTCACTGGTAAATCCTGCAGGTTCACTACCGTCGATTTTTCCGTGATCGTATAGTACACCTTCATAGGCTAGTACTATTGAATTTTCCATCATGCCTGCGCCATCGCTGCTGTCTAGAGTATCGTGTCCCCATTGTGAGATCAGCGGATTAATCAGTGTATAACTGAACCAGTTGCGTCTTGCTAGTTGATATATTTTTATATATTCAAAGAAAGGAACCTGTGCGCCATTGTCTAGACCGTATTTTGGTACAACAGTACTGTATTTGTCTCTAGGTCTATATGAACCAGTTGACGGATTATTATTACCGTCTCTAAAATAATATCTATAATATTCTTCTAACATAGCTCTTGTAAGACCGTTGTTGTCATCATGAAATCTTACTGTTACATCTTGATAATCAATACGTGTTTGTATATTCTTTTTACGGTTATACTGTTGCTTGTTGTCCACTGTGGCACGGTATTGCGGAAGATCAACAGTTTTAGCAAGAACGCCTATTTCTTTTCGAAACTTAAAACTGTTACTTGTTGTTGCGTCGCCTATGGCTGCGATAGGCTGGAATACTACGTGATATAAAAATTTAGTTTTGGGGGCTAGCGCAAAGCTGTGCTCTGTATACAATCTGTGAGCATGACGTGCATCTCTAAGATGTACATCTAGGTCAACATTAATTAGATATGGATCTCGTATGCTCATACAAATATTTATCTGTTGTTATTAACCGGGTAGATAATAAAAAAGCGAGAACCGAAGTCCTCGCCTTTTCGAATAGATACCAACCAATAATATTAGCCAGTAACGCCTGTGCCGCCAACTGAAGCATTTGTAGCACGAACAACAGGTTCGCCAACTCCAACAAAGTCTTCGTCTGCACCGAACTGTATAGCGTTGTCATAACGAATAGTTAGAGCAACAGTTACTGGTTCGTTGGTTGCATATGCAAGTGTGTTATAGTTTGCTGATTCAATGTAGCAGCCTACTAAGTGGAAGCGGTCGATAACATTAGCGCCTGCTGCGCCGTTGCCGCCGTCTAGAATTTCAATTCTAGTTTGGAACTTGTAGCTACCGCTTGATACTGCGCTTGACTGTTCAAAGAAGTCAAACTGACGTTGTAGCTGCTGACCAACGATTTTTTGTACGTTGTTGTTAGCATCTTCACGTAGATTAAGTGTAACTGGTTCCCATGTGTGCTTACCAGCAAGATAAGTTCTCGAGTTGTAAGCGTCAATAGTCATCTGTTCAAAAGTTAAGTTAGGACGAGTTACGTCAATAACCTGTCTAGTTATTTCTCTAATACCGTCAGGGCCGCCTGTGGTTCCAAAATTGTCTAGGAAAACACGGAAGCGATACTGTAGCTTAGGCATCAATAGTGAACTATTTGATCCGCCTGCTTCTGTTGGTACCGATATGTTTGTAAGTGTTGTGATTGGCATTCTATTCTCCTATTACAGTAGTATTTATACGCTTCTGGACGGGGTAAAATCCCCGTCCATTATGTGCGTACATTATCCTAGAGCTGCAATTTCTCCTGTGTTCTTAATACGCAATGGAATGTAGATAAATTCGATTGCTTTTACTGGTTCAATTGCTATGTCTAACCAAAGCTCGTTACGATCAATTCTAGCAGGGGTGTTGTTTGATTCATCACACACTACTAGGAAGTCATACAGTGCTCTTAGACCCACCAGTTCTAGCAACAGCGCATCTGCTGCGGCTTTGACTTGATCACGGGTGATCTTGTCATTTGGTTCAAACAGATATGGTCTTGCCAACAGTTCTAGCTGTCCTCTTAGATACACAATCAAACGTGCTACGTTTACACGATCAAGTGCGCTTGCATTTCTAGCACGAGTTTTTTGTCCAAACACCACTAGTCCAGCACCTGCGATAAATGTAATTGGGTTGATGTTGTTGACATATAGGGTGTCTCTTTGACCAGTGTTTAGTGCAACACTTTGGAATTCGCCTTCTGAAGTGATGTATCCACTTGCAGATGCGTTTGTAACTCCACCGCGTCTTGTACCTGCTGGAGCAAACCAGGGGAACGCTACTTGGTCGTTGAGTACGATGGTGCGCAGTGCCATGAAGCTCGGTGGAACAACTACGTTGTTGCCAAGGTTATCTGAAGTAAAGCCCCATGGATAATACATTGCTAGATATTCATCTCTGCTTACCGCACCATCGTCGTTGTCTTCAACTGCTAGTCTAACGTTGGTTGCCCACTCGTTAAGTGATGTAGCATCTGGTGTTAGTCTTGCAGGTGTGTCGCCTACAACAAAACCACTCAGTCGACGATCATAGTTTAGCGTAATCATTTCGCCAATCAGTTCAGGATATCCTGGTGTAGCAATCAAGTTAAACTGACGACTTTCTTCGTCGCGGATATCTTGGTTTGAATTCACCATAGCCTGTAGTGCTTGTACAACACTCTTACGCTGTGCATGACGTCCAAAAGTGCCTGAACCATCTTGGTTATTACCACTGTCAGTTACCCAACGGGGTAGATAGTAATCGCTCATTGACTGATCTTCTAGATCACCACTATTACCAATTACCTGGAATCGAGCATTGTCACCTGCTTGATCAATATAGTTGCGCTCAAAACGCTTAACATTAAAGCCACTACGACGTAGATTCCATAGCAGCATACCCTTCGGATATAATGCCGGATCCGGAGCATCTGGGTCTAAGAAGTCGCTCTCAAGTAGTTCTGCAATAGTAGACGTTGGAGCAACTGTTGGACTTCCACCGTCTGTTGCTTCGCGAGCATCTGCAAACAAAACTCCGTTTTCAGTAGTTTGATCGGTCTTATCGAGCAGTACAAATTCTTCAAGCACAACATTGTAACGATAAATTATTGGATAGTTTTCAATATCTGCTGTACTAATCCAAAGATCGCCGTCAACTAAATTGCTGCCGTTTGATTGTTCTTTAGGTTCATTAGCACTTACAATTGGCCCTGTTGGATTAGTGGTAGGATATACATTTAAATATCCCTTCCATCCATCAGATGGTCCGTTATGAACCATAATATCAACTTCATCAATGATCGAACTATACCATAGTTCGCCATCTTCAGTTAGGCTTAATGGTTCGTCATTAGAAGGTGTATAAGTTAGGGGTTCCCAATTACTTGCAATATACTGGTTGTTAGCGTCGCCGCTTGGCGATGCATAGAGATTTGCTGTTATAGTATTTCCACTAGTTACAAAACCCATTTCGTTGAATAATAAATCCGTATCATCAATGCGGATTTCGCCGCCGATCTTATGTTGAATTACTACTCTATTTGAGCTATCAACTAGTGCGACAATATTAGTAAAGTTAGCAGCATTAATTGCTCCGGCAATAACATCTGCATCTCCTGAGCCGCCTGTTAGGCTTCCTGCGGAAATTGTAACTTTTTTCTCTACTCTTGCTGCTGAGCCTACTACAGTTTCTTCTAAGTCAAAAGAAACATCGTTTGCAGGCGAAGTGCCAGGATTTGCTGTAATTTGATTTGTAATTTTAGCACTAACAATCTGTGTTGCGCCAACTGCTCTGCGACGGAAAATTGTAAAATTAGCAATAGCAGGGCTTACTTCATTTACGTTTGCCTTTACATAAAGATCACCTATTACTAGGTTTGATCCGCCGCCAGATCTATCTAGACCGACTAATGCTGCTTCTGGTGTAACAAATACTGGTGCACCAATGTTTTCCCATAGTTGAGTATCGCCGTTATACTGCTTAACGCGGAAGTTTGCGCCACCGTTAGGCAATGTTGTTTTGATCCAAATACTACCAGTAGGTGCAGAATTTGTATCTATTGCTTTAAATTCTGGAACTTGTGTGTGAGGAGCAATATCAACTCTCGGAGCACTATATGTTCCTTCTAAAATTCCCAATGCTCCGTTGTCTGACGTAGGTACAGTATCTCCTAACAGGGCGCCGGTTGCTCCGTTTAGTACAACGTCTGGACCGTTTGAATAAATTTCTAATGAGCTATTAACTACTGCTGCTGCTATACCCGGAATGTTTCTAACGTTGATGTCTTCTGCCAGAGTTGCAAGTGTTATACCTGTTAATACAATAGGCTCATCGTTGATGATTAGCGAATCTCCAATGTCAAGTGCTGGATTAGAAGCAGTGCCTCTTACTGCCGGCCAGCTTGCCTTCCATTCTGGAGAACCTACTCTTACCCAACTACCAGGAGTACCTGCTAGTGTGTTTGTCCCTGCTGTCTTATACCATACGTGATTTGATGTGCTTGCTGCTACAACTGCATAATCACCTACAGCACCAATTGAAGTTTTTGGAGCACTTGCAGTGTTGATAGGGTTCGAAAGATCATTTGGTTCTATTATTACTGTGCGTGGTACAGTTGAGAAGCTTTGTCCGCCGGTTGTGGTAACTGGAGCAGCGTTCCATTCTAAAATACCAAAACTAGTAATCTGTGTGTCAAACCAATAAGCACCATCAGCTGGTTCGCCGCCTGGTGCAGTAGCACTAGCCTGTAGCTTGCTTAGATCTAGGTCAGCACGAACAACATATGCACGATTTGATACACCCAGCAAGCTGTATGCTGTTTGAAGTCCGTACTCGTTTAGTTCGCCGCCATGGATTGGATTGTTGTTTGAGTCAGTGTAGAATACTGCGTCTCCGAAAGTTTCACCTAGCTCTCTCTGGCTGGTGATTAAGTAGGGTCGACCAGCGTTTGCTTTTAATGTACCCTGTGCAATTCCTGTGCCGCTGCTCGATGTTTTATTCTCTGCTGAAGCAACAAAAATCATAGGTACAGTACCAGCTGCTGCCGGAGTGTAGAAGCTTTCGTCAATAACGTTTACTTCTACGCCTGGTGATACTAATGCCATATTAATTCTCCTGTTGGATAGTTCTTTATCTTACAGTATTTATATAAACATCATTAAAAAAGCTGATATAACTGCTGGAAAAAGGGGCTGTAAAGGTGAGCTAAATAGTATATGAGGCCGTTATGTGTTTGTGGACAGCGTCCAGCAGCTATAAATTATGTAAAAGACGGAAAAACACACTATAGAAAAAAGTGTGAACGTTGCTTACGCAATGGCGTAGGGCATGGTATACCCAAATGGCAACTAGCAGGATATGATAAAAAGAATCACTGTGAAAAATGCGGATTCAAATCAAAGCACTCAGAACAGTTCAATGTGTATCACATAGACGGTGATCTGGTAAACACACGGCCTAGTAATCTAAAAACCATATGTGCCAATTGCCAGCGTATTCTTCAAAAGGAAGGAGTACGCTGGCGGCAGGGAGATCTAACCCCTGACTTCTAAATAAGTCATTAGCCGATCAACATTAAATTCTAATTCATCCAGTGTGCCGTTATTGTCAATAGTAAAATCTGCCATCCACTGTTCAAGACTCATACTGGTAGGATCTTCTGTTGGCAAATGATCTGATCTATCTACCCAAATTGCGTAATCAAAAACGCCAGTGTTCTGCATAGCAAAGAATTCACGCTTGTTACGCAGACCGCAGTAGATATCGTGTGCGGTAAATATCTCTCTGCCCAGTCGACTTGCGTCTGGAACATTGTAGGCACAGATAGCATCGTACCATTCTGATCTGTGATTGTGTCGATCAGCATAGCATTGTTGTTCATCAGCGTATCCGTATTGATCTTTGAGTTGATCGTAGATAAAAAGTGTTGAACAAAATTGACTGCTACTTTCAAAACTATAATCGTAACGGTCTCTGAGCATTTCACACACTGTGTCTTTACCGTGCCTACCATGGCCTATTATTAATAACTTTTTCTTCATCGCTACTCCTTTTTGTTATTATACAACAAAAGGTAATCAATGTCAACCATTATCCAATTACAAAGGAATATCCAGTCCCGCCGGATACTGCTGTAGATACTTGTAGTTCTAGTTTTTCTAGTTCTGCTTGTGCTTCTGCTTTGAGAGTATCGCCGTTCAGCGTTGATCCGCCTTGTGGTCCTGCGATGGTGGCGAATTTCGAACGTGCTTCGCCCAGCATATACTTACACATAGCCAGTGTGTAGTCTTTGATCCATTCTCTAGCAAGATAGTCGTTGAGAAGATCTATATCTGGACGATAGTTGTAGGCATACAGCATCATAGTTTCTTCTGCTCTGGGGCGCTGTAGCAGTGTAAGTTTTTTAGTAGTAGAGTTCCATTTGAATTCAATAAACGCACCAAACATACGTCCTACCAGTTCTTGATATTGACTAAAGAAATCGTAAGTAGCCAAGCCGCCCATCTGATTTGAACTTAGTAGATAAGCATTGGTATAGGCAAGGCTAAACGGATCAAACAAACTGCCGCCGCCACTTGCGCCGCTACTGAACAGGCTAACTCCTACAGTATCACCTGCATTTAACCCTATGTTAAAAGTAATACTGCGTTGATCAGTGTCAGTAACATAGTCTGTGCTGGTTTCACCGTTAACTTTAACTGTAACATTTTGTACGCTTAGTAGGTTGTAGTTTATGTTGAATGTTTTTTGTCCCGAGCTTGCTGTAAAACTCTGAGTGTAAATAGGGCCGCCTGCTGATGATGTGCTGGGTCTTGATCCTATCGATCTTCTAAAAATCTGTCTTACTTCCACAACTTCTCTTGGCAACACATATTCGTTTTGATCCGGCACTGTGGTCAAAAACAGATATGATTCTTGTACACTGTTATCTGATCTCTGTCTAAACTTGCCCAGCGCCTTTGACAGTGCTGTTTCGTAGTGAATAGGATCAAGTTCAACATCTACCATGCCGCCGCCGAACATTGCGAAAACGTAATCGAAAATTTCTTGTTTGCTTGTTGCTAAATCTGTCATCAGTGTTCTCCGTACAGTATTTATTATAAATATGTATATGCCAAGAATCAGCTTATACAAACCAGAACGCGGCAATGACTACTACTTCCTAGATCGTCAGATTCAGGAGATGTTCACAGTCGGCGGTACTGATATCAATGTTCACAAATACCTAGGTCCTGAAAATCCTGCTGAAGGTGAAGGTACTGCGGATCAGCCTACCTATGATGCTGTAAAAGAAACAAACATACAGGATCTACTGTTTTTAGAAAACAGAGATAGAAAATATGATCCGGATGTATATTCGCACAGAGCAATCTACAATGTTCAAGACATTGATTTTGATCTCAGTCAGTTTGGTCTATTTTTAAGCAATGACACACTGTTTATGACAGTGCATATCAACAGCATAGTAAAGACCTTGGGACGCAAGCCTCTATCGGGCGATGTAATTGAATTGCCGCATCTCAAAGACGAATATGCGCTGAACAATTATGATTTTGCTCTGAAGCGTTTTTATGTGATAGAAGACGTCAACAGATCCGCAGAAGGATTTAGCCAAACGTGGTATCCGCATCTGTACAGACTAAAATTAAAGCAGATATACGATAGCCAAGAATACGCAGAAATATTGGATCTGCCCGCAGGCGAAGATACTGATACTACACTGCGTGATATACTGTCAACCTATGAACGAGAAATGCAGATCAGCAATGCTATAGTAGCGCAGGCAGAGGCTGACTCTCCCAAGAGTGGTTATGACATTAGTCATTATTATACTGTGTCAACAAATGACGATGGCACTATTGACCTAAGAACCGCAGATAATGAAGAACTAGATGCTAGTGGTATCACAGTTACCACAGACGAAGTCGTCAACAGGCCAGAAAGAGAAGGCTATACAGGTTATCTTGTAGGCACAGGCGACGCTGCGCCCAACGGTGCTCCTTTTGGTTTTGGAATACAGTTTCCTAGAAACAATATGGAAGGTGATTATTTCCTAAGAACAGACTTTTTACCAAACAGAATGTTCCGCTATGATGGACAGCGTTGGGTCAAAGTAAACGATGATATACGTATGACACTGAGCAACGTACTGGAAAGACAAACACAAAAATCCGGCTTTATCAATAATACTAAAACTAACCAAATCGGTGGCGAAACTGTTGAGGAAAGACAGAGCCTGAGCAAGGCACTTAGACCAAGGGCAGATAATTAATGCACATATACAAATGGACACATAGAGAAACTGGCAAAGTATACATTGGTCAATCTATTCAAGAGCCTAATCGTCGTAGATTAGAACATATTAGCAGTGCTCGTTATACTGATAAATCATACCATTTTCATAATGCTATTAAAAAATATAGCGTTGAAGCATTTGATTGGGAAGTTTTAGATTATGCTAATAACTTAGAGCATTTAAACGAATTAGAAAAAAAATACATAAAAGAATACAACTCAATTGAAAAAGGATATAACATTCGACAAGGCGGTGATAATAAACTGCATTCGGAAGACAGCAAAAAACGTATGAGCAAAGCACAAAAAGCCGCTCATGCAAGACGTAGGAATAATGGAGGCGATGGGGGCTGGAAAAGAAGAGATGGCGGTCCTATGAAAGGAAAAACATTCTCCGAAGACCATAAAAGAAAAGTAGGTTTAGCAAATAAAGGAAAAATGAAGGGGAAAACCTGGAAACTTGTTGACGGTAAACGTGTGTGGATGGAGGTAATGTAATGTCTCAATATTTTTACGATGGACAACTAAGACGCTACACTACGCAGATGATGAGAATTCTCAGCAACTTTCCTGTAAAGGATGGTAAGGGTAACATCAAAGAAGTGCCTGTGATGTATGGCGATCTCACACGTCAGGTAGCAAACATTATTAGAGAGAACTCAGAAAACAAATTGCCCAGTGCGCCGAGAATATCAGTTTATATCACTGGGCTAGAACTTGACAAAGATAGACTAACTGATGCTACTTACACTAGATCAACCAACATAAGAGAACGTGCCTACGATGAAAGCACTGGTGAATATCTAAATTTCCAAGGTAAAAATTATACTGTAGAACGTCTTATACCTACACCTTACTTAATGAGGATAAACGCTGACATATGGGCGTCCAACACTGACCAAAAATTACAAATACTAGAACAGATACTGGTGCTGTTTAATCCCAGTTTAGAAATGCAGACCACTGACAATTTTATAGACTGGACCAGTATCACAGTAGTAAACTTAGAAAACGTCACATGGTCAAATCGCAGCATACCTGTAGGTGTTGATTCAGAAATCGACGTATCGTCGCTTACCTTTAGTATTCCAATCTATATTAGCCCTCCTACAAAAGTTAAAAAGATGGGCGTGATTACCAATGTCATTACCAGCATGTTTGACGAAACTAGAGGCACAATTGAAAGTGGTGTTAGCGCACCAGAATTAAATCAGTATGATGACTTTGCAAGACCAGGATCTACAGTTAACGAATTTGGATCTAAGGCACAGAGTGAAGCAGCCAGTCAGATGGCCAATGTGAACTACAATACCTATGGTGTGTATTTAGAAGCCGGCAGTGCGCAGTTGATTGCGAGAGGCATAGTTGGTAATGTCAACTGGAGAGAAATATTCGAAGCACTGCCTGATACCTATCGAGCAGACGTAAGTCGTATCTATCTAACCAGTGTCGACAATGCTAACACAGTCACAGGCACATTTACACTGAATCCGTTCGACGAAGGTAAGATCGAAGTCAACTTTGATACTGACACATTCCCTACTGATTCAGTAATCTCAAACAGAACCAGCATAGACTACATTATTGATCCTACTAGATTTAACCCAACTGATGTTAAGATCGCAGGACTTAGACTGTTGCTGCTGGAGGATGTAGGCAGTGTAGACGCAGTAGAAGTATCAGCAGCATGGCGCAACACAGACGGCACGGGTCTCATAGCCAGTGCTAATGATATTGTAGAATGGGACGGCGCAAAATGGAGCATAGTGTTTGATGCTAGTGCTACTACTGAACTGACCTACACTACTAATCTAAACACTGGTACACAGTATAGATACAAAGACGGCGAATGGTTCAAGAGCATAGAAGGTGACTACCCAATCGGGACATGGCGTATTGAACTAGACGGCTAATTATTTGTATGAATGATAGAATAGTTTGTAGTGGTGCTCTCTTTTATACACTGGACACCAATCGGTTTTTGTTTTTACATCGCAGTCAAGGTAAACGATCTAATCTTTGGGGTCTAGTTGGTGGCACTAACGAAGGCTGCGAAACTCCGTGGGAAGGCCTACAGAGAGAAATACGAGAAGAAATCGGCGATCTCCCTAAGATCAAAAAAACACTTCCTCTAGAAAGTTTTGTGAGCACAGACGAAAAGTTCTATTTTCACACTTACCTCTGTGTTATAGAACATGAATTTATACCCGTTCTAAACTGCGAACACGACGGTTATGCGTGGTGTAGTTTTAACAAGTGGCCCAAGCCCTTACACCACGGTCTTAAAAACACACTTCAAAGCAAAGTTAATCTGCGTAAACTTGAAACTGTGTTTTTAACTATAAATTTACTTGACAATTAACACAATTTGTTATATAATACAGTATGAAAGTCTTAGTAATCGGCGATATTATAATCGACAAATACATCTACGGAACGTCAACAAGATTGAGTCCCGAAGCACCTGTACCTGTTATAACCTATCAACGCGAAGTTGAAACTGTGGGTGGCGCAGGTCTTGTCTACGAAAATCTACGCAGTTTAGGTGTAGATGTTGACCTCTACGATCACGGTGCTGAACACAGTATTAAGACCAGAGTAATCTGTGATGGACATTATGTTACACGTATCGACCTTGACAAACACGCTAATGGTACAGATGTTTTAGACAAGATCGTCAATGATCAGTTTTCACAATACGACTACGTTGTACTAAGTGATTACAACAAAGGTGTGCTAGACGAAAGTCGACAGATCATCAAACACATTAATCGTTTTGGATGTCGTGTTATTGTAGATCCAAAAGATTATGCAATTCACTATGATGGTGCTTGGTTAGTAAAACCCAACTACAAAGAGTTTGGTGAATTTGGATTTACTGACTGGAAGGGCAATATTATTATAACCAATGCTGGTAGTAATGTTATTGCTAATATAGACAGACAAGTCTATGACATTCCTGTAGACAGTGTGGAAGTAGCAGATGTTACAGGTGCTGGAGACTGTTTCTTAGCAGCATTTGTGTATGCTCTTACACGCGGATATGATCATAAAATGTGCCTTGATCTAGCAGTCAAAGGTTCAACTGTCAGTGTTAAGAAACTGGGCACATATATTTTAAAGGTAGAAGACATAGAAGAACGTGTTGTCTTTACAAATGGTGTGTTTGATATTCTTCATCAAGGTCATCTAAAATTATTGTCAGAAGCGCACACACTGGGCACAAAATTAATAGTGGGTATTAATTCGGACGCTAGTGTTAAGAGATTAAAAGGCGAAGGTCGTCCTATAAACGATCAACAGAAACGTAAGAGTCAACTAGAAATGTTGCCGTGGGTTAGTGAAGTTATCGTCTTTGACGAAGATACTCCTTACGAATTAATTAAACAAACGAAGCCACACCTAATTGTCAAAGGTGGGGATTATACAGAATCTACAGTAGTGGGCAATGATCTAGCATCTGTACACATTGTATCTACTGTAGATGGATTTAGTACAACAAAAATAATAGAGGCAACTAAATGAAAATATTAGTAACAGGACACAAAGGATTTATCGGATCAAACATTGCACTGTATTTGCAAAGTCAAGGACACGATGTCGAAGGTTGGGAATACATGCCGGGCGTTATTCCCAGTACAGAAGACTATGACTGGTGCATACACGCTGGAGCAATATCGTCAACTACCTACACAGATGTCGATCAGATACTAGAACAGAATTTTGAATTCACTGTGCGGCTTGCGCAGGTGTGCGAAAACTTTGGTACTAATCTACAGTACGCTTCCAGTGCTAGTGTGTATGGCACTACAGAACATTTTACTGAAGATGGAGCACTGTTACCACAAAGCCCCTATGCTTGGAGCAAATATCTATTTGATAGATTTATCAATCAATACCTAGACGAGTTTGAGATTACCATACAAGGGTTTCGTTACTTTAATGTTTACGGTCCTGGCGAATCGCACAAAGGTGATCAGGCAAGTCCCTATATCAAGTTCATTCAACAGGCTCAAGAAAACGGCGTGATCAAACTGTTTGAAAATTCAGATCAATATTGTCGTGATTTTGTTTGTGTAGAAGATATCTGTCGCCTTCACGAAAAAATGTTTGACGTTGATACTAGCGGAATATTCAATGTAGGAACAGGCACAGCCACAAGTTTTGAAACAGTAGGACGTACTATTGCTAAAAAGTATCATGCTGACATAGAATACACACCTATGCCTGAACAACTAAAATCACAGTATCAGAAGTACACCTGTGCTGATTTAACTAAACTAAATTCAGTAGTAAACATGCAATGGACATCAATTGAGGATTATATAAATGCAAGAACCGACTAGACTAAGTGGCGTTGTTCCTAAAGGCTGGGGCTATGAATTAATTTGGGCTACCAATGACAAATACTGCGGCAAGATTATGTTTTTTGAAAAATCAAATGCAAAATTTAGTATGCATTTCCACAGAGAAAAAGATGAAACTTGGTTTGTAAATAGTGGACGTTTTAAGGTACGCTGGATTGATACAAAAACTGCGGTGCTTTATGAAAAAGAGTTAAAGGAAGGCGATGTGTGGCATAATCCTCCGTTGCAGCCGCATCAACTAATATGTCTACAAGAAGGTTCAAGCATTACTGAAGTTAGTACAGCAGACAGTGTAGAGGATAATTATCGTGTTGCGCCAGGCGATAGTCAAAAACCTAAAATTGAACCTAATTTAAATCCTGAGGATCAAGATGGTTGATATTTACTGGGGAGAAGACCCGCTATCTTCTCTCGATTATATTGCTCCTAAATGCGTAATCGGTCTTGATAGAGACGGTGTTATTAATGTTGATCGCGGAACCTATACTTGGAAAGGCGTCGACTTTGAACCTATTGAAGGTAGTTTAGAAGCAGTTGCTAGATTGCGCAGGCTTGGACATAAGATTACAATTATTACAAATCAAGGTGGCATTGAAAAGGGTATGTTTACTGAGGAAGATGTTGATGCATTGCATATGTACATGTTAGAATTGCTGGGATCTGCAGGTTGTCCCAGCATTGATGCTATCTATTATAGTGCTAGTAGTCATAAGAGTGATATGTATGCAAAGCCTAATACTGGTATGTTTAAGCGTTGCGAGAAAGAACACAAACATAAAAATATAAAGTTCAATCGAGGATATTATGTTGGTGATAAAATGAGCGACCTAAAGGCTGCTTATAAAATAGGTGCAATACCTGTATTAGTACGTACTGGATATGGTTTAGAAACTGAGTTAGCACTAAAGAAATTTACCTACCGCAATATAAGAGCTAAAACCATAGTGTTTGATGATCTTAGCTCTTTTGCAGACTATATCGAAACTCTTTAAGCTTGTGCTTCGCCCCATCTTAGAATGATATTAGAAGTAATATCTATTCCACTAACCTTATAAACATTAATTGCTAGTACATCAGGTCCATTAGGATATGTTCCTCTGCCGCCTAGTGGAGTGTTAGTAAGTTCTTTCAACGCTGACAAGTCCAGAGTTGATCTTTCTCCAGGAACAGCAATAAACGAGAATACAGTTTCGCCTGGTTGTGCATACGGAGGTTGCACAAAACTAAATGTAATTGTTCCCGTGCCTGCTGCTAGCGTTCCATTAAACGAATTATTAAACTGTACTTCATAATAATCATTTCCGCCCCAGTTTTTCAATGTTACACTGTTAACTAACGTGTTAGCAGAAACAGTTATGCCATTATTGCCTCCAGTTATACTTGTTCCAGGTTTTGCAGCAGATTCATCAAAACTTGCCACGTTAAAATATGCAAAGTTTCTATTAGTTAACGCTGTATTAAAAGTAACTGTGTATGCATCGGTTACATTAGAATCAACACTTTGTATAGTATTACGACTTAGGAAAAAATACCCGTAATTATCGCCGCTATTTGGACTAATATACGCTTGAGTAATTGTTGTTCCTGATGCAAACATTGTGCCTGTTATAGTTCTTCCTATTACAAAGTTTGTATCGTTGCTTCCAAATGTTGCTCTATAATCGTTAGCACTTACCCAAATATAGTTTGAATCATTGACTCGGCTATATAATCCACTATTTAATTGTGCCGTCATATTAGCTCTTGATGTTGCTGTAGCTGTTGTGGCAGCAGCACCAGTGCTCCATACAACAGAACCACCTGAAGCAAGTTCAGCAAAGCTAGGTTGTCCACCTTGTGCAACTCCGCTTAGTCCTGACCAACCAACATCATTTGGGTTTAGCGGATAGTTTTGAGGATTAAGAACTCCTTCAACAACAATGCCGCCTGTGCCCGTATCTGAAGTAATTTCAAGACCTTGTAATAGCAACTGTGCACGATTTAGTAGTTCTCTTTCGCCCAAGTCTCCAGTTAGCGCATTTGATACACTTGGTGCAAGTCTAATCATAAATGCAGTTTGTTTTGTTGTGCTTACTGTAATTCCAGTTTCTGCGTATGAAAAGATATAGCCTCGATCTTCATCAAAACCGCCGTCTGTAATAAATGCACTACCCCAGTGGCTAATTAACGGAGTAATTGTTTGTGATATTAATATAACACCTGTTCTAGCAGCGTGTGTTGCTGCGGCGCCTGCAGTATAGCTTCTATTAGATCCTGCTTGAAAATTAATAAACGTTGCATTTCTAATACACCCGGTTAATGTATTTCCACTTCTTCCCGTAAAATTAATAATTTCGTTATCGATATACACAGTCCCGTAAGTTGGAAAGAAACTGCCATCTTCTAGTACGAGTGTTGTTTGACTAGTATCCATTGCACTTGCTAATTTTCCGCTGGGCCCTTCGTTAGTAACTTCGTAACGCACAGGCAAGTTACCTGATCTCATAAACGCTTCAGTGTTTACGTTTGAGTTACGCATTCTGTGTGCAAACACAAAGTTACCATTTGATCCACGAAGCATAAAGTCAATAAAACCAGCACCGTACCAGCTGTATTGAATACCGATCATTTGCATTTTAGCAATGTCAATATCGTATCCACTAGGTCCAGTTCCATCTAATCTATCTAAGTTAAACTCACTTTGCTTAACTTTTTTGTCTACAATTAAGCTAGCCTTTGCGCCAGCAATGTCTACAACGCCGCGCCAGTCTGGAGTAACTGTAATTTCAGTTTGATTGTTAACGTGTGATACAACGTGTGTCATACCTTTAATAATAATTCTATCGCCTGCTTTTAACTGATCTGTAAATCTAGTATTTGTGCCAGTTACTAAGTTGTTGTCCACTGCTAGTGCAATTGTTCCTGCAAGCTGTTGCGTGCCAGTACGCTGATTTACGCTAATATTAGTACCATCAAACTCCCAAAAGATGCCGTTTTGATCGTCAAAAATACCTGAACGTACTGTTGCGCCGTGCCACGATACTACACTCATTTGTGAGCCAAATCCTAATAGCGCATTAGTTGATCCAAGTCTGCGCCGTGCGCGAATCTTAAATGTACGTTCGTCTACAACTTCTTCTACAGTATAGTCAAATGTCGGAGGTACAGCAGTTTTAGGACCGCTGTTGTATCCCGGAGTTTCGACTCCCAGTAATCTAACAATGCCGCCTTCTTGTACACCGTGATCGTTATCGTCTGTTACAACAGTAATTAAATCTCCAACTTCTACACCTTCTGCAGTTAAGCTACGTAAGTCGTAACTTGGTGCAAACAGTGCGCCAGTTGTATACATAATGCCTTTACCTGATTGGTAACGAATATATTTCTTACTTTGACGTATTGCCTGTGCGCCGTGTTGCGGACCGCCTGTACCTAGTTGTACTCCGCCGTCAAACGGTCTGTGTACGAAGAAACTGTCTGGGCGAGGATAAACATCTCCAATAATATCAGATGTAATAGTATCTATCGATCCTGCTGCTCGTGCTTGGAATCGTAATTTATTTATTGCTGGAATATCTGTAGCAATATACGACCCAGCTGTAAGATTATGATTATTAACACCATCGTCTGAATTTATACTAGTAATAAAGGTACTACCCGGCACTAATCCATGTGCATTAATAAATGTAACTTCGATAGTAGCAAGAGCACTATATGTAATAGATTCATCCAGTGCTATCGGACCGGTAGTTGCTTCTGACATAGTTACTGTTGATATTAAATTTACTTCGTCACCGACAGAAGCTTCGATAAAACTGTTAGATAAACTAGTAATCCCACCTACTTCTGATATTGTAGTAACTTGCAAGTCTAAATCATTTAATGGCGCTATGCCTCCCAAGCTAGCACCTGGTATACTTAATCTATCGCCTATCGCATAACTATTACCGGCATTATTAACAGCAATGTTAAAATAAGAACCGCTTTGTCTAAGCACATTAATAGTAGCGTCAGTGCCAATGACTGGCAAGTTTTCGCCTTCAGAATTTAAATATATGCCTGCCGGAACATACCCAGAACCTGATGATGTAACTGTTGTTATTGTTCCACCAGGCAACTCGTCAATTGTAGCAACAGTAATAGTTAAATCATTACTTGGCGATTCGCCACCAAATAATGTGCCAGAAACTGTTAATTCTTGTCCTACATTATAACCAGTGCCCGGAGCATTAACGCTGACTACAAAAATGCCAACAGCGTCTTGACTAATGTCAAAAGTTGCATCGACAGGGGTTCTATTAATGCCTGCTACCGATCCTACTGTATCTCCGTTATAAGGCAATCCAGATTCACTATGCGCAATAATGTTTCCTGTTCCGCCCACATTATCAATTGTGATAGTTAAATCATTTGCAGGCGTTGCTCCGCCAAGAGCAGAGCCTAGCACCGTAATAGTTTCTGTAGGAAGATAATTTATTCCTTCATTTGTAAAGGTAACGTTATAAGAATTACCAATTACTTGTACATCAATTATTGCTCCGGCGCCTGAACTAGTGCTTGAAGTAAATGCCACACTAGTAAATGTTTTATCTACCTGAGGCGCGGTGCCTGCAAAGGTTACTGAGGTAACTGCACCTAGTCCTTGTATTTCTGTAATACGCACAGTAGCATCACTGTTTCCGCCAACAATTGTAACAGTATCAAACTGATCGTAGCCGCTGCCGGCAGTATTTATAATAACAGAATCAATTACTCCAGCAGTTTGTATAATATCTAATGTTAGTCCTGTACCATTGCCTCCTGTAGTCGCAACATTGATAGCATCGCCGTAACCAGTACCTGCAGATTGTAATACTGTACTAATCGGAATGCCTCCAACAGATGATACAGCGTCTACTGAAACATATAAATCTCTTAATGTACCAGTTTGGCTAGATACTAGTGACGTTCCTGATATAACTATAACATCGCCTAATTTGTAGTCAATGCCACCAGATCCTATTGTAACATCAGTATAAGTACCATTTAAAAATTCTACATCAAAATCAGCGCCTATACCCTGTGCGCCTGCAAAGATAGCTTCTTGATTTATTAAATCTATTTCATTATCAAAATGTGTACCTGCAATAGTTGCTGATGCTATTGAATCTGCACTTCCTACCGATACAACAGTTATAGTTGCATCGTTTGCAGGAGTTGTGCCGCCTAAGTCGGTACCTAGAATCTTTATTCTGTCGCCGGCTGCGTATTGTATGCCATCGTTTGATATAGCGTCTATAACATAAGTGAAACTGTTATCAAAAGTATACGATATATCAAATTTTGCAAGAGAGCCAGAAGGCGCTATATTATCAGGAATTATACCGGTATACTGACGACTATTGCCAATATATGAACTAGTAAAATTACTATTAAATGTTAAAGTATTTCCGGTAATGTCTGTAATATATATCGCAGTACCGTCGCCTCTGTCAATTGCTAGATTTTCTACGATACCAGTGGTATTTGCAATTATCATCTGATTTTGGCCTGATGCAGTATCAGCGGATGTTTCTGGCGTTAAATAGGTGCCGCCGCCTGAACTTTGATCAATAATTCCTGTTACTTGTGATCCAAGAGGTATATTTGCATTAGTTAAGGGCGAACCAATTTCTGGTGATGCGCCATCAAATGGGATAATAGTTGAGTTTGAAAGTACACTTAATTGTGCAAACATTTCGCCGGCGCTGCCATTACTTGTAACAGTAAATTCAGGTTTTCCAATAGTAGCGCCTGTATAAAATCCTGCTTGTCTTAATTGTGTATACGTTGTAGATAACGTAGTCGGATTAACAGTTCCTACTTTTGACTTTGCGTAAAATTCAAAAGTATTTGGTGTAGGAACATTTACAATAACAAAACTGCCTTCTGCTCTTGCTGCGCCGCCTACACTATCTTCTAATGCTTTAATAGTAATAGGTGTACCAGCAGTAAATCCATGGGCACTTACCGTCGTAACTGTAATTAATGATTGTCCGATTCCTTCTGTGCCTGCACTTGCGTCAGACACTACACTTACAACTGATGTATCTGTACCAGGAATTTCGTACACACTAGGGTATCCGCGCATAGTTGCAATTGCTGCCCACTTAGTAGGCTGTAAGCCATATTCAAAGTCAGCGTCAAGCATAGATACTGGTGGAGCAATGCGCATACGTTCAATAGCATCTGTTCCAAAGTCAAACGGTCTAGTAGTTACAACACTCTTTCCGTTCTCAATTTGCTCTACAAAAATTTGTATATCATCTGTGCTGCTGTGAGAACTACTATCGTAATTTAGTTTAACAACAGTTATGCCGTCAGTTGTTTGTAAAAATTTAGGAAAATCAGGGTCAACTGTAACACCGTTTGTAATAATTTCAACAGATCCGCTGGTGCCTAAATTAGTAAAGTTATACATAACTT